CCGTCGTCGTCGAATTCCGCCGTATAGTCCGTATCGAGGACGGCAGGCGTGGCGGCCTCAGCCGTCTTGACCTTCAGCGAGGCGAGCATCACGTCGTCCGTCACGACCAGGACGCCGTCAGTGACAGCGCGGCCAGTAGTGTCGGAGACGTTCTTTTTGTGCTTGGACGGATCCAGCACGTTGACGAAGATAATCGGCGCGACAGCGTAGAGTTTGAACTGAGAATAGATGACCTCGCACAGAGAATAGTTCTCCCAGTCTGCGCTATAGCCGAGAGCCGCGACCGCTTCCGCGTAGGAATAGCAGATCACAGGCTTGTTGACATACGCCATCGGATCCTCAGTCAGATGGACCGGAGCTGTACCGAAAACGACCGGAAGACCGGCAGTCGTCTGTACTGGCGCCACGATCGAAGTGGGGACTTCCGAGGCTCTTACGCCATGAAAAAATGCCATTTCTTTCACTCCTTTTTGTTATGAGCAGCCACTGCCTTCGTGAAAAACGTGTGCAGCAGCGTGCCTTTGTTTTTGACATCCACCATCGCCTGGTTAAGTCCGGCGATAGGGACAAATAGATGTGAGTAGATAGGATCCTCCGCGAACTCCGCAGGGATTCCATCACGAAAAACTTTGAAAGAGCTCAGGAAACTGTCTCGAAACGCTGGCCCGACGTAAACGACCGGACCTGATTTCGTCACCCCATTGGCTCTCTTTTTCCGTTTGCCCATACTTCACCTCCGACAAAACCATGGATATTCCGTTCTGGCTGTGGCAGATAAATCTTGAAGTCGATTTCGCCCCACCACTGAGGATAAGGCTGCTGGTCCGGAACGACCGTCCGCATCTCTCCGTCTTGGAGAAGATACTTTCCCGCGATCGTCTGCTCGGAAAGCAGTGCGAATCGCACGACTTCCAGCAGATGATATAGGCTTAGGCATCCCTGCTTCCTGTCCGCGTCCAGCGTTGTAATGATCGCCGCCATAGTGACGAGCGTCTCATTGTCTTTGTCGTTGACCTCTACCGGCCGGAGAACAACAGCCGGACAAAGTTCGTCCTGCTCCTGTCTCGTTTTCGCGATAGGTAAAAAACCGGCGTACACAGAGACCGGCTTATCCCATTTCACGATACGGCTTTCCTGTCCAGGCTGGTCCAGATCTGAAAACTCTTCATGCTTCTGGAAATAGTCCGTCAGATAATCAGCGATTCCCATCGCACATCCCATCGGCGTCATATCAATGCCCTCCCCAAATCAGCCGCTCAAGTTCATGCCGAAGCCGCTTTTGATACATTTCCAGCGTTTCTTCCTGGAGATTTTCCATCACGACTTCGTTTCCCCAGAGCTGCGGAACAGAAGGACCGAACAGCGGCCGGATAGGTAAACGCGCAGCGCCCTCTCGTGCGTAGAAGTTCTTTTGCATCTGCTTGTCAAACGACCTCGGGACAAGCGCCCCTCCGCCCTTTTTGATAGATACAAAAACGCCGCTTCTTTTTCTCAGCGAGGCTTTATAAACATTGACTCTCTCTTCCGGACCTCTCACGCGGATGACGGCCTGCAAGTTGCTCTTCGATGCACGTTCAATCGACACCCTTTTCATGACGTCTCGTTTCTTGATCGTGTAGACTTTACGGATCTTGTCATCTCCGATTTTCCTTGCATGCTGGGCCGTCCGATTGATTGCCGACGCGATATGCGCAGACAAATTGTTCGGATCGACCTCTTTCAGCGTGTGGATGATCTGGTCGAACTGCTGGCGATCTAATTCCACATCGAAGTCAATCATAGTGGATCATCTCTCCCTGCAGCTTTATCGACAGGATTCCCATGTCGTCGATGCACTCGCTCACGCGGAAGATCTTCCCGTCAAGGCTGAAAACCTGTCCCTCGATCGGAGCTTCCGGCAAGGCATCCTTCCGGACATGTACTATCGTTTCAACGCCGTGGATTCCGTCGTACTGCGAATACTGAAGCCCCTCAATGAAGCGCTCCTGATCCGTCGGACTCTGAATGACTGCTTTACACTTCGTCCCGTTGAGATCGTGCTCGATGTCGGCGAACTCGTCGGGATTGATGAACACATCCAAGTCTCGCTCCACGAAATGCTTGAACGACACATTTCTCGTCGAAATCATTTCCGCTCACGCTTCTTTACGGATGCGACCGGATCCGCAGCAGGAAGCTCGATGCCGGAATCAGCCGCAGAAGGCTCCGGCTCTTGCTTCTTTGCTTTCGCCTTCTGCTTCGGCTGCTCGGCCTTTTGCACTTCCTTCTTTCCGCTGGACGGTGAAACCGCCTCGACAGTTCCGGAAGCAATCAATCTTTCGGCCATATCATCGCTGAGATCAAGGACAGCCCCGGCGCCGAACAGCTTCTTTTCGTGGCTGACATAGCCTTTTATGACCTTGATTTTCATGATGGGCCTCCTTATTTAGCCTGAATATATACCCAGTCATCCATGAACTCAGGCGCCAGCAAGAAGCGGCTGTAAACCGTCAGGCTCATGACGTTCGATTCCTTCGACGCAGCATACTTAGGAACATAGAGTCCGGAATACGTCTCGAATCCAGTCTCGGCGTCATTGATAAGCGTGACAGCGCCATGGAGCTGACGGCCGCGACCGGGAACGCCGATAATGACGTCATCCGCACCGAGGAACGGAACCGTCTGCCCGGCGTCGTTCGTGTAGGTCTCCATGTAGGAGAAGACTTCCAGATTGAGAGACTGGATGATGCCGATCCGCATGACCTGCGGCGACGTGATGCGCGGCTGAATGCTCATCATGGACAGATTCTGATTGCTCGGAACCGACAGCCATTTCATGATCTCGTTGTTGTTGATGAGATACTCGGCGATATTCTTGCCGACGAGAGCGACAGTCGGAACCATACCGGCGTTTTCCTGCACGAGCTCGGAAGCAGCTTTGATGTCGCTGTAAATCGTCGCGCCAGGATTGTCCCAGGTCGTCGCCGGAGTGATCTGCTGCACGTTGCCGAAGCTGAGCGTGGCCGCCTTCGGAGTCTTGCCGTCATCGGCGAAGCCGTTGATGGTATAAGCGCCAGTCTTCAGGATCTCCGCTGCCATCTGGTTTTTACGATTGAGGATCATCGCCTGCAGCTCGCGCAGGTCCTCGGCCTGAATCTCCGCCGCCCTCTGGGCCGGAGTCTTCGTCGAATAAATCGTCTCACCGAAACCGCGCTGCTCAATGTCCTCCGGATTGACCGTCCGGCGAGGAGCGACCATCGGAGGCTCATAGATGTTCATGTTGGAACCGTCACGCGAGACGTTGATGCCGTGGACGCCTTCCACGACAAACGGAGCCAGGCGACGATTGCCGCGACGATATTCTACGGCAATTTTAGTCGTGACCGCCGCAGGCGGGACTTTCGGAAAAAACGTATCGACGAGAGTCGTGGCAGGAGCTTTGATGCGCTCCATAGCCTGCATCAAGGAAATAGTGTCTTTCATATCAATAGCCATTGTGTTTTACCTCCCTTTTCCCTATTACTTCAAGCTGGACAGCTTAATGTCAACGCTACGAAGCTCCTCTTCGTGAGCGTCCACAGTGTCGCCTTCCGCCGCGATCAGTTTCTCGCGGTTGAAATAGCCGGACGTGTAAACCGTGCCGATGGTATCGGCCTTGCTCGCGTCCACATCCTCAGCGGCTACATATAGAGCCGTGCCGCCCTCAGCCGTCGGAGCGGCCTTCCCGTTTGCGACGCTGATAAGCTGGCCGCGAACGATAGTGTTACCGCTTGCAAAAGTCACGTTCTTCGTCAGAACTTCCACTTCGGGACCGGCGAAAAGCTCATCGTATTTGACGCCAGCCATGATCTCTACACTTGCCATTATTCCTCATTCCTTTCTTTGTTTGCGAGCGCCACGACATAATCGATGGCGGCCTGCTTGTCATCTTCTACTTTGGACTCCTGGACAGACGGCGCCACCTTTTCAGCGCCGGACGTCATTTCATCTCGAATCAGAGTCTTGATCGCGTCGAGCATCTTGTTCTGCTCGGCTCGATCTTCGGCGTCTGCTTTGACGATGTCGATAAAAGGCTGCACCTGCTCAGCAGTGCTGCCGTTTGCCTTCGCCGCGTCAATCAGCTTCGTGACAGCCTCGTTCGTATGGTCGTCCAAAGCGTCAAGCGCCATCATGCGATCGCGCTCAGCCTGGACGGCATCGACTTCCGGCTCCACAGCTTCTTCAGCAGCGGAGTTATCTTCCACCGGCTCAGCGTCGCCGCCCACTCCGAGGAGATTTTTGATTTTTTCAACCAGTTCGTTCTCTTTCATCCTTTTGCTTCCCTCTCTTTCCGGTTTTTGATCCGCATCGGAATCAAACCCCTTAATCAGCCGCTCCGCCTCGTCTCCATGCTGGAACCGCGACAGGCTGCACGATACCGAATTCACAATGAGCTGCCCGTCTTTCAGGCAGTTCGTCACCTTCACGCCGTCGTCGATCTCGTCGACGAAACCGTATTCCTGCGCTTCTTTTGCAGTCATCCACGTCTCAGCGTCCATTTTCTGCTGAAGCTGCTCGTCTGTCAGATTGTCTCCGACTCGCTTGGAATATACGGCCAGAATAGTGTCTCGTACTGTATCGAGCGTCTCGGCGTATTTCGACATTTCTTTCGCGTCGTAATAGCCGAAGAGTGCGCTCTTAGGATTGTGGATCATGTAAAGAGCGTTTGCAGGCATGATGACTGTGTCTCCTGCGCAAGTGATGATCGTCGCCGCGCTTGCAGCGATACCATCGATCCGCATCGTCACCCGGCCGGAATACAATTTGAGCTGATTGTAAATGGCCTGGGCCGCGAATACGTCTCCGCCCGGACTGTTGACGCGCACCGTCAAATCTTTCCCGCCGATGGCGGCCAAGTCCTCAGCGAACTGCTTCGGCGTCACCTCATCGCCCCACCATGTCACATCGGAAATCTCTCCGTATAGGAGCAATTCCGCAGAGCCAGACTCCGCTTCGTTCACGATCCTCCAGAATTTCTGCTTCATTTCCTCACCCCCTTTCGGGACACGGGTATAAGAAAAGCGCTCCGGAATACGAAGCGCTGTTTCTGTTTTGTTTTATTCCGAGATTGGAGTGCCTTCCTGTGTCGACATGCTCCTCTCGGACTTCGGAGCGTCTGCCTGCTTTATACCGAGACTTTCGGAGAGCTTTGTCTCGTAGGCGATCTGCATCAGATTCTCTTCGTAATCGGATCCAGTCATCTCGGCAGCTTCTCTCTCCATCGTGGAGAGACCGTACTGGACGCGCAGGCGCGAGCCGTTGACGTCCTTAATCGGATCGAGGATGCTCATCGTCGGACCGAACCATTCAGCGCAGCTCCACGCTTTTCGGATCATCGGATCCGAGAAGAATCCCGGGGCTTTTACCCTGCCAAGCGCCACAGCCTCAGCCAGCCAAACTTCATATACCGGCTGACAAAGATCACGGGCAAACCATACCCGGCGCTGCTTGTATTCGTCCCAGGCTTGAAGGAGTGCCGCCCTCGATGCGCTGTAGGAGCTTGTGAAATTTTTCATCAAGACTTCATACGGCTGCCCGAGCGCAGCGCCGACCTGTTTCAGCAGGGATTCCATGAAAATCCCGAACGTGCTCTGCGCGTTCGATGCGTCGACGCTTTTCACATCGACTCCGGCAGGCAGCGCATTCAGCGTTCCTGGGCCGAGAGCGTAATCGGAAACGTCGACGACCGGGCCGCCCTGCATCCCGTCGAACGAGCTGCCGAGGACGTCGTTCAGTGTGGATCCGGCTGGCGTCTCCGTGAAGAACAAGCTGAAGAACGACTTCACGATGGCGCTGGCCAGTTCCGCCGTAGTATACCGGCTCGTCTGTTTCAGCGTTTCAATTACAGGCGCGAGATACGGAACGCCCCTGTATTGATCGGCCCGGATGTCGTGACAAATCTGCAGGATGTTCGGAAGGCCGGTCTCGGCTCCCCAGGCATCAACCTTCACCCATTTCGTGACGCCGGAAAGGTCTGCGATGTCCTGTGGAACTTTGTTTGATACCCAGTATCCATCGACAGCTCCATCGGCATCCACCTCGACGCCGGAAACGATTCTGTGTCCAGGCGTCGGCGCCTGCACTTCCACACTGGAAAGCGGCATCATGGAATAGTCCTGCGGATTGCTCACTCGATTCGCTTCCAGGAGCTGGAGCCGAAGGCTGTATGGATTCGTCTTTGTCGGCTCCTTCCGGCGGAACAGCGCGAACACGTCGCCGTCCGTCAAGTATGACAGATAGGCGATATGCTGCAGGTCGAGGAAGTTGTTCCTGCGATAAATGTCACAGTCCTTCGATTCCGCCCAGAGCTGGAATTCCGCTCTGACCAGCCGCGTCCAGTCCCGTGTCTCCTCCGGCGTCAAACCGAGGATATGAGATTTCGGACGCGGGAAAAGCTGAAGTCCGGTGCCGACGGCATGCGTCACGCTGGAATAAACAGCAGCAGCTCCGACAGGCGTGTTCGTCGCCTCGTCCGCTGCGCGATTCCGCAGCGTCTTCAGATTCCAGTCGATGTCGCTCTTGCTGCTGAGCTTCAGCGGATTCCACGCTCTCAAAATATTGCTCGTCGTGGATGCGCCGCCCTCAGAATAGCCGCTGTCGACGACGTTCATTTCCGTCTTGCCTTTCGCCGCCACGCGCTTCTTCGCCATGCCGTCACCTCCTCACTCAATGATTATCGATAAATAAAACTCGTTTACTGGTCCCGGTCGTGTCCGCATCGCTGCCGTCCAGCGTGGCCCCTCCGGCGATCAGGTCGTCGATGGCCTTCCGGATCTCCGACAGATTCGCCCGAGTGAGCTGCCGATTCCCGATCTGATACGACTGACCGGAGAGGACCGCTCTCTCGGCGTCAAGATACATCCGAAGCCGGACATGCTGTATTTTTCTCGCCATCGTCTCACCTCACCAGATGCTCGTGTGCTTCACTGTCCGCCGCTGAGTCTGCGGCATGGAATTCTGCTGCTGGCTCTGCTGCGTGGCGACCGGAGCCGTCTTTTCCTTCACAGGTTTTTTGCCGACAGCTTCGGCCAGTCTGTCCCAGTCAGGCTGACAGGACTGCATGCAGGCCAGATTGTAAACTCTAAGAT